TCCGGGTGATCTTTTTCCATATTATCTATTCCTCTAACCCAAAAGAATGCTAATGGGATCATTGCTGCTAAAATTAATATAATTATCATAAGTTTTTTATTTAATGTAAATATACAAAGAAAGGCTTGGTAAACCAAGCCTCTTTAAAAATATTTAATATTATTTTATTTTATATAACCAAAATATTTAGTGGTAAGTGCCTTGCGATGATCTAAACCATTCACACCCCCGTTTATTCTTTTTGTTAATGCTGTGATTGTAGCATCATCAATTCCTTTATCACATATATCCCACAATTTGTTTTTATCAAAGAAAAACATTGCTGATTCAAAAGCAAACTCAGTAGCTACTAAATCAGGATTAGTCATAATTTCTGGTTTGTTTAAATACTTAGCAAATGCTTCATAATTTGCCTTTCCAGTTAATTGTAAAGCACCACGACCTCTAAATTTATATCCGTCTCCAGATGCTTCATCCCCGTTACCCATTCTACTACCATAAACTCTATTAGCAATTTTTTGAGGTTGTTTAGCATATGATTCTTCTAAGTTGCCTGGGAAGTATCTACCAAATGTTGTTTGTAAACCTGCTGCTGAGTAGTTTAGGTTTTCAGAGAATAATTTAAATTCACCTGTTTCAGTTCCTGTTTGACCAAAGAAATGTGCTGCTCTTGCAGGCGTTAATTTGTAATAAGCCATAGCGGCTTTTAAAGTTCCAGGACCAAATGCTCCATCTGCTGTAACTCCGATTTTTGTTTGTAAATTTTTTAAACTCATAATTTCTATTTTTTATTTTTAAATCATACACTTACTAACCCATTCATCTGAACAACTAACATTAAATACAACTGGTGTTTTAATAATAACTGGTCCGTTAAATCCTAGATCTGCTAAGTTGTAGGTTCTTGTTTCACTTCTATCATTCCCATTGTCAAATGGTATTCCTGTATCTCCTTTGTAAGTACATGATGCTTTAATTGTAATTGTATCAAATGTATAAATAACATCTAAAGTAGGTGCATCACTACAAGTATAGGCATTATAATAAATTTGAGCAGTCCCAGTGGTACCACTAAAAGTAAATACTACAGATTCATCATTATAAGTACTTGATGAGTGCTCGTCGTTTGTAGTTACATTTTGTGAATATGCAGCTGTAGCAGTTACATTTGCTGCTCCATAAGATACATTTCCAGTAATTTCAAAACTTTTATCAGTAGATACATTACATGAATGGATTGCTCCTGATTGATCAATTTTACGTTCAGATACAGTAACTGTATCTCCACTTAATTGAATAGTTTGTCTAACTTTTTTAGTAACTTTCATGTGATTATCTACATAATTTTGAGATACTGAAGATAAGTTACATGATGTCATATTAATATTTGATCCATTGTCTCTAGAAGAACGGACCTTTGACTTTACAGTACCTTTTTTACATTGTGTTGAACACATTGCATTGATACTTTGTTTCGCAATTGCAGCATTATATACTGCATCTTGAAACTCTTTCATACTATTGTATGTTTGCATAAATTATTTACTTTTATTAATTAATTCGTCAACATATTTATCACGCTGCTCTAATAAATATTGAGTTCTTTCAAGTAACCTATTTCTTTCATCTTCAGTTAACTTTAAAATTAACTGTTCCTTTTGGTTAATCATGATTTTATACTCTTCTAAGTTTTGCTTATAAGTGTTATTTTGATACCATAATATAGTAACCAATAAAATAATAGTAAAAGATTGCTCTTTTAATTTTCCAAAGAATGTATCAGACATGGTTGATGAATTTTCAGACATATTTTACTTTATATATTTTTTTACTAATTTTTTAATCTCAGACCTTGAAACACTTTTACCCATCATATTGGGGTCTGGTTCTCCAGGGTGATTTAGTAGTTGTCTATTACATAAATCAACAAGAGTTTGTTCAAATTCTTCTGCTGTTGGTTTTTCTATTAATTTACTCGCAAGTACATCATAAGCCTCTTCAGGAGAACACCAACCTCTATTATCATCTATTTCTTTCTCTATTTTAACAATAGTTTTAACAATAATACCTTCACTTTCTTCATTTAAAGAATTAACTGTTTCACTTAAAGTTGTTACTTGAGTAACCAATTGTTTATTTTGAGCTGATAAATTATTGTTTAATGTTTTTAATTGACTATTTTGTGAGGTTAGTTTTGTATTGGATACAGTTAGTGTTTCATTTTCACCAACTACAGTAACATGTGTATCACCAGCAGTAAATATACTAAGCAATATCATTAATACAAGTCCTAATAAAACTAATGGTAAAGCTAACTTTTTCATTATTTTTTTCCCTTATTAAACATTATAAACTCTTTTAGTTCTTGTAATGCTTTTGTATTATTGTCAATTGTATCTTTTATCTTATTCTGATCGCTTCTAACGTAGTTAGTTATTTCTTTTTGTAATTCATCTACTTGAACTTTTAAACGATCTTCTGACGCGATTTGTCTTTTAAGCATAAACCAAAGGACTGCTCCTAAACCTAACACAATAACACCTAAAGCCCCATACTGAGTAAGGGTTTCGAATACACCAAATTGTGCTTGTAAAATTACCATATTCATTATTTATTACGTAATTCTTTTTCTAATTCCTCTACTTTTGATTGAAGTCTATCTTTATCCGCTACAATACGTTTAAACATATACCAACCAACAGCACCTAATGCTAATACTACAATACCTAAAGCACCATAGTTAGTTAATTGTTCGAATACACCAAAATCTGGGATTTTAGATGCGATTTGGGTAGTATGTTCTACTACGGTATGTGTAGTATTCATTATTCTTCTGTTTTATCTTTTTTACCTGTAAATTTATCAACAGATGCTAATCCTAAACAACCAAATGCTAATGCTGCTACAGCATTAACTAATACTGGTGATGGAGCATGATCTAATGGTGAAAAACTATTGTGATACATAGTAACGCAAAGTGATACTCCACAAAGGATACCAATAAAGCGTTTTGATGATGGGTTACCTTTTTCATCTTTGAAAAGACCTGAGACCCAAGTAATTAAAAATTTCATAGTTGTGTGTGTTTAGTGTGTGATAATAAATATTATCACTCTACATAACAATCACATGGCCTACATAAGTCTTTTCTCTATTCATATAGTCTCTCACTCTTATTTTATATACGTAAGTACCAAATTCTGCTAAAACATTTCCTTTAATCTTTCCATCCCATCCTTTATTAACATCAGTTGTTTGATAAATCATATTCCCCCATCTATCATATATACTCATAATGAATCCTTCTGAATTAAATCCAACACCACTTATTTTAAATACATCGTTTTTACCTTGTTTATGTGGTGAAAATACGTTAGGAATATAGATTACGAAATCATCTTCAATTTTTATAAGTCTTGTAATTGAATCCTTACATCCAAAACTATTAGTTACTACTAATGTTACTGGGTAAGTTTCTGTTACGTAATATGTATGAGCTCCATTTTGAGTAGTTAAGGTATTACTTGCAGGTGGCACAAATACATCACCAAAATTCCAATACCAGTTTATAATAGGTAAACCAATAGATGATCTATCTATAAAGACTATATCATTCATTAATATATTTGGCTCTTCAGGTGTGTAATCAAAATATGCATCTGGTTCTGGGAATACAGTTACAGTTATGACAGGTGAAATTCCAATACACCCATTAAATCCTACTGTAGTTAATTGAGTAGTGTAAGTTCCTGCAGGTAGTATATAATTTACATAACAACTATTTGTTGATACTCCCATAAAGTTCCATGTACAATCTACAAATCCTAATGTTGTACTATAAAGATTTACACTAAATGATTCACATCCCGACAATGCTGAAGTGGAGTATGTAGCTACTGGAGGGTTAGATATTATTACATTTATATAACTTGTATCATTTGGAGAACATCCATCTGAATTAATTAATGTATAAGTTGTTGTTACGGTAGGTGATACTGAGATTGTGTTTGTAGTTATTCCTCCTGGTATCCAAGTATAAGTGTATGGACCTCCGTTTCCTAATATTCCTGTTGCAGTGAATGTTGAAGTTCCTCCTATACAAATATCTCCAAATGTTGGACTATATGTTGTTTGTAGTGGTGGTAATACACTTACACTTATAGATGATGTAGCTAAACACCCATTAACATCTTGCACTCCAACAGAATAAAAAGTACCACTAATTGGTTGAACCATAAATGATCCTGTTGTCATTGAAGTTGGAGGCCAAGCATAAGTATATGGAGCTGTTCCACCAGTTGCATTAGCATTTAATATACTAATACCGTTATAACAAACGGTAGATGGTGAAGCAGTTGGTGTCAATGTTAATTGAGGTGGGTTTGTTAAAACGAATGTACCCGTTGAAGTACAGCTACCTACTGTAGCTGAAACGCTATATACTCCAGCTAAATATGTAGCAGTGTTTGTTGAACTTGAATTAGCTGACCAAATATATGATGAATAGCTTGGTGGTAATATAACTGTTCCAAAATTACCAAAACATAAAGGATTTACTATTGTTGGTGTAATAGGTA